GGTGCTGGTGCTGGTGCAACTGATGCAGGTGACGTGCTGTCCATCGGTGCTGATGCTCTCTCCTTGAACGGTGGCACGATCAAGGACAAAGGTACTAACACTACCTCCACGATCACGAACTCCGCCGCTATTGGTACCGCTGCAGGGACACTTACTGTTGCCGCATAACTTCTAAATGCGATTTGATGAACTAAATGATGATAACTATTTGCTATTCGCTATAAAATATTACGAAAATCCTCTTGCGGCAACAATGGAGGATTTTCAAAATGATATGCGGCGATTCAAATATATCAAACGCCTATTGAAAAAATATTTGGTGCAAGGGGGTGAACTAAAGTATCACCTCATCTTGAATCACCTTATCATTTGCTTCAATATCTTTGATGAAGGTGCTGTCCCCTTGTTATTCTATAAAATTGATCAAGAGTATTGGTCAATCCTAAAAACGTTTCTTCTTTTCCTCAATAGGATCCCAGAATACCCCAAGTCTGGTTTAGATGACCTAGAGATCGACCAAGAAGTTTACGATATTCTCAACTCTATCTAATGGATGACGCCAAGCTTCAACGCATTCTAAATATCCTTAGAGAAGATGTCCCCACGAACAATATTTCGGGGGGAAAAATTGCGGGTTCTAAAGAAGCTGGTGACGATCCTCCGGTACGGAGGAAGAAAAAGAAGTATGCTTACCTTGGACCTAGGTCACGTAAAACCTGGATGCCGAAGTGAACAACGAGCAAGTAAACACCGCTATACTTGAAAGACTAGAAAAAGTTGTTGAATCTTTACAAGATAACTCCGTAAAGATGGGTCAACTTCTTGCTGTGCATAATGAGAAACTAGCAAAGCAGGACGAGATCGATACTGTCTTGTTTGAAAAAGTTGACGACCTTCGTCGT